GTAGGCTTGCGCACCCATATCTAACACCAACCCTATCATCGACAGGAGGGTGTCATGTTGGATGGTTTTTGAGGACTTTATAATGCCAGAATCCCCGAAGGTGTCCTCAATCTCTGGCATGGCTATTAGCAGGTGGTATCCCACCGGTTTTGGTATCATACGCTCTATAGAGTCATCACCCACCTTTTCCAAGGCTTCTTTTGACACCACAGGTAATTCCAGCTTTGCTGCTTCACTCATTGTCATCATCTTCCATATAAGCACGCGAGAGGTCGTCAGTTAGTTTTTGAGCGATGCGTAGACCCCGAATAGCACCGCACAAATCTTTATATTCCTCAAAATCCTTCGCCCTACCACCAGCTAAGTGCTTCTGTAGAGTTTCCACCTCCACCTCGTACTTCTCTATCAAGGTACTCCAGATCGTATCAGCCATTGGTAGGGTTCTCCGGGGGCTTGTTACGTTGGTTAGCAAGTTCCCTTAACATATCAAGGCTAACTCTCCTATCCATCTCCGTACGCTGGTTATCAAGCTGTTTACCCGCTCGCTGCGCTTCGAGGTCAGTTGCTCTACGTTTATCAGCAATTTCCTCTTTGGTAAGCTGTGCGTCCACATAGTCCTTATTCGCTTTCCGGTTCTGCTCATCAGCCCGGAGTTTGGCATCGGCCTGATCTTTCAGGGACTTACGTTCAACCTCCTTACGTTTTGTTTCTTCAGAGGTGCGCTGCAATTGCAACATGGGGTCTTGCTCTTGCTGCTGGGCCTTCTGTTGTGCGGCCTGCTGTTGGTGCTGTTGCTGGAGCTGTTTCCCAGCGTCGGCCACCAGCTTCGCCAAATGTACCTCGATTTCTTCTGGCAGCTCTTGGCTCATCGGTGGGAGTTCTACCCCCAACTTGTCCTCTATCTGGCGGCGGTAGGCAAACGCCAAGTGCTCAGCCATGTGCGCTTGCAATGACCCCATGATCTGTTGCGCTTGGGGGTTCTGCCCTATCGCCTGCATAATCATAGGGTCTTGCATGAACGCGCCGTGCGCCGTCATGTGTGCCTCGTGATCTTGGTAGATAAATGCCTTCATCGGCTTCCCAACCAGCGCGGCCATGTTCTCCGTTACCGGGTCTACAGGCTTAGCATCTTCGGTCATCGGGATTAACTTGTCGGCATTCTTGACCCCAAGCACATCAATCATCTGCCGGTGGAGCTGCGGCAGGTTGTATATCTGGGGGGATTTTTCTGCCAACTGTATAACCGCTTGGTACTGAACAACCCGCTGGGCCATAGTAGAGCTGTTGGGGTCACTTACGGGGATAACTTCTACTAGCGCGTAGTCCGCCCGACGCGCCCGCACCCCCCCATGAAGCGGTTCGTAGTCGTAGTCCTCGTCAGCATACTCCGCCATTATCCCCTTGAGCAGCTTAAACTCCTGCTTCATGGCGTAATGGACCCGCGCCTGTACCGCTGCCATAGGTTTCAGCGTGCGTTCCAGCAGGGCTAGGGTGGTACCTACGGGGGCGTTAGCAGACATATCACTGATGTTCATGTCACTGATAGCGCCTAACCGCCTACCCTCATCTGTAATGTTAGCCAGCAGCGCCAATAGAGTTTGGCTAGGTTCTTTGTAGGGCAGGGGCATAATATTGTCCCTGATAGACCCGGAAGGTACGTCGACATCCTTCCATTCCCCCGGTCCAATGGGGGCATCGTCCCCTTTTATCCGCAAATCGCGTGTTTTCAACCCGCCGGGGAGGTTTGCCAGCGACCCAGCATCAACTAACTGACGAATCAGGCTGGTTCCAGCGCGGGCATATCCGCCTACGATGTTTATTAGCCCCAAACCATAAAAACCAAAGCCCGGAACGTACACATAATGTACAAAATAGTTATTCCGGGTCTTTTTGGGATCACCCTCATCCCAATTACGGTAGACAGAGAGTACTTTGCCAGAGGAGTGGTCTAGGGTTACCACATAGGGCTTAGCTAAGGTCGAATCAGTATCAAATTGGGGTAAAATCCAGTCGATGTGACTTTCGTACAAGGCATACCGGTCATCGTCTGTGATGGTTTGCCCTTCTTCCTCGGCCTTTCGCTCCTCAATATCAGTCCGGAACACCCCCGGATCACCCAAATCGACTTCTCGATAGAAACCCAACGCCTTTAACTTAAGGATTTCGTTTTCTGTCTTACGCATTACGTGGGTAACACGTTCTGCGGACCATATATGAGAAGCACCGTAGGGCACGATGACATCTTCAGCGGGGATATACACGGCTGTTTGGCGGTCTAGCGCGGGGTCGAAATACACTTTCTTGAACGCAGACCCGGATAGGCCCAGACTGAACAGCATCCGCTCGTGCTCCGGACGATATTCAATCATGGTCTCCGTTAGTTCGTAGTTCATATCTGCCTTGACGCGGGCAGCGGCTTCTTCTTTCTCGGGGGTCTCCTTACCCAACACCTTGGTTTTTACCGGGCCAGCAGCGGGGAAGGTCTCGCTCATTGTTTCCGCTTGGAACCGGATAACAGACTCAGCGAGTACTGTAGAGTACACACCGCAGGCGTCCTGCCACGGCTCAGTGCGGGTCTCATACTTCAAACCAAGTACATCTAGGCCAGCAACATAGTTATCTACCCAGTCCTTCCTACTGTGTATATCAGAATCAATCAGTTCTTTAAGGTCATTGGAAAGGGTGTTTAACTCATCTTCAGTAAGGTATTCGGCAAGGTTGGCTTCAAAAGGTACATCAGCCTCGTCTGTTTCTTCGTCCCCGAAGGTAATCTCGACCGACCCATCTTCGGACTCAACTATGGATGCAGGGGTAAGCCCATCAACCTCTATCTCAACCCCTAACTCACCCTCGGAATATTCGTCATCCATCCCGAGCGGGGCTTCATACAAACTCTTGTCAATTGCCATTAATAAACCCTAAATTAGTTTCCAGTTACCGTCGGAATAGTTTTGTGGTATAGACACACTGTCAGACTTACTAACCGCTCGCTCTTTGTTCCGTTCGGGCAACCCTTCTTTCCATGATTCAAGTGCCTTTAATTCTTCTGCTTTTCTTTTCCATAGAGATTTATCAATACGCTCCTCTACGTAAGCACTATCATCCCGCATCAGATACGTAGGAGACCTTGTTGCTACTGACCCTCTTGCTCCACGCGCATAATCCTCTCTATACGTCCTCCTTGGGACTAGATTTACATTATATTCCAACCGAGAAATAAGGTCTTCTTGCGCTTCTGACGGTGTTAGCTTTACCCCCTTCCGAAGTTTCCAATCTCTCCACATCTGTACGGCTGATTCCCAATCCCTTTCATTCTGGGCTGTCGCGGCATCTGCGAGCCTTTGGTATTCCTCGCCACTTCCTCGCAGTTGATGCCCGTATTCATGCGCCCATATGTTTGACGTGGCTTTGCTGTGAACAGCGTTGATAGTTCCCGGTTCTTTTGGAACTTCAAATTGTATTCCATCTGCTGCTCCACTAAAGGGTTTAAGCTCTTCTTGCGTATATGGGTCGTTTGGATTATCGGGGTGCGCGTAAAACCCACCAAGAGTTAAATCCACATCTCCAGAAAGCCCTTTTACACCACGATACCGCGCTATCGACGGATCAATCGGTCCTTTGTAATCAAAATGGGGGGCAATATCCATTTGGAACTCCATATCACCCATCTGGGCACCGAGCCGCCTTTGCTCATCCCTATCCCGTATTGACGCTAATAAATCCGGGCCATCCCCCTGTGCATTATAGGAATACAGCGCATTGGACACAGCCTCCATACGCTTTTTTATACTCTCTGGTGTTCCAGAGTTCTTGTACTCGCTATTGTCTAAAAACTCTTTAGCCGCAATACCGTAGTTACCCGCGTTAAGCTGCTCCCTAAATTTAGGTGACCCGCCAAGGTCTCCCCGGTATGCCGCTTGGACCAACTCCTTCTTTAAATAATCAGGAAACTTGTCATACTCCGGCACCATTTGGCGCGTCTTACCCTCAAACTCCTGTACAACCTGATCGAACGGGACGTTGGCCCACTTGCCAGTCTTTCCTGCCCCAGTAGTTACATTCCCTTTATGGTCGGTGTACTGTCCTTTGGAATACCCCTCCAGTAATGCAATATGCCGTTCGAGGTCTGACAGGGGTCGCCCTACGTTTTGCTCCAACGCGGCGACGGCATTCTCCCCATGTGCGGCTTTCATCAGTAGTATCCCCTACCCGTGCCCCGGCGCTGTTTGAAGTAGCGTACATCATCTACCTCATCGGAGGGAAGGCGTATAAAGCCCCCGGAGCGAAAGCGCATCAGGGCCATCACCGTGGTATCCACAAGGTCATCATTACTTCCAAAGGGGAATGAGGCCACTTCTTCAACGAGTTCTTCCGCCCAACGTGTTTGTGGTACCCATACTAACCCAGATTTCACAATATCAGTAACTGAATTTAACCGTGCCATCTTATCACCAGACCCTCGGTGGGGTGTGTATTCCTGCACGGGTATCCCCATACGCCGCAATTCTTGGTAAAGGGCTGCACCAGCAGACTTCTTTTCCACTATAAACGAGTCTGGAGACCACTCTTTGTAGTGGGCTAGCGCCTTCTCCTTCAGCTCTGGGAACTCATACCGGGCCTTAACACTGTCCAGCAGGATAATGTTGTAGAGCTGGTCCTCCTCATTGCGGAAGACACCCCACGTTGTGATAGCCGTAAAGTCAGCCCGGTTGTGGGTCTCCGCCGCCGCGTCTAGGGTCATAATTACGTAGTCACACTTGGGTGGCTCGTCCTTCCCCCACGAGTTCCACCAGTCCCGTTTGACGATGGACCCCTCCTCCGCCGTGGGGTTCTGCTGGTACTGTGAGTTCCATTGGAACAGGGG